AGAGGCTCAATCATGCCCGTCGAGTGGAGCAGCTTGCTGGCATTAGTGGCAACCACTCTGAAGGAATGCCGACGTTCTTTCACAGTACTGAATCGGTCCTTCTTCCGTAGACGCTTTCAAAGGACCGATTCTGGCCGAAAGTAGCCGCAACGCTGCAGTTCGTCGCCTCACCCTCGCCCACCTACCCCGCCTAGATTACTGTGCATGCATACAGCATTTGTACAGCGAATCCCCCAGCATGAATTTCGACCAAGCAAAAACCCTACGACTCCAGCGATGGCGCGCGACTCTCGAAGATCAGGACTTCCGCATGCAAAACCCAGAGGGGCATCGGGAAACCCTCCACGAGATGGCATCTACGCTCCGCGATGAGGGCCTGATCGACCAGCTTGAGCAATTCGACATGAACGAAATGGCAAACGCCGCGTACTGGCACGCCGTCGAGGAGCTGCAGAACTCGCCCGGGCACTACCGTGGCGCCTCTACCTATGACGTCGTTCAGATCGACAACGGGAATCAGCTGGGCACCATCAGCCGGTCAATCTTCAACTTCGAAAGCGATGAACCGCGCGGCGCTTCCTTCGCCTACGACGGCAAGGTCTATTCTGATGCTGATGGTATGCGGCTGACTCTGAGTCTTTCTCGGAAAATTGGGCGGATTTCAGGCTTGGTGCTGGAAATGAATGGCCGCCGATATCAGTTGGTAGAGACCGAACGAATGATCGCTGGCGTAACGCACCGACCACTATCCGATGCCGATGCTTACCGGGCGCTTATAGATGCAGCACAGGTCGCTCAGGAGGAGCGGAATCTACGCGCTTTTGAAAAAGTGCGACCTCACATTGAATCGGCAGCTTTCTGTATTTGCCCGGATTGTCTCGACAACTTTAGTGCGAGGGATGACTGCTCGACCTGCGCCGGAAAGGGGTTTGTGACAAAGCTAGCTCCTGCAGGTCCACGCTGTAGAGCAGTGCTAGGAATTGGCGGCCTGACCAATAAAGCATTGATTAACTACGTGCCAGCGTTTTCAGGCGCTCCACCAGTGCGGCTTCGAAAATGATGTACAGCCTTTCAGCATCGCCGGCGCGCAGAGCCCCGCCGGTGTCCAGCCCAAGCACGAAGCCATCCGCTCGTGCTCCCGCCTTTACAGCGATGATCATCGAATCAGCTCGGACAATTTGCGCCAGCAGCCGATCCGCTTCTTTCTGCATCCTCTCGCTCAGCACCACGCCTTCCACGTCAGCCACCTATTACCTTCACTACGACATCCAATACATGACAGAAAGAACAACTGAAACCCAGATAATCGTCATCACAATTGAGTAGCCAGCCAGTTGCTTTTCCATGTCTACCAATCATCCAGTTCGAATCTAAATGATGGTTTACGGATGCTCTCATCGCAACAATAGCGCCGAGCCATCATCTAGCGCGAACATAGGCTTGGCAAGTCTGAAAGGCAATCATTCCCCGGTCGCCAGTGTCGGTGTCGGTGTCGGTGATGGCGATAATTCTTTAAGTATGTGCTGGAGCGCGTTGAGCTTACGCTCGTTGATGAGCCGCGCCGCCAGCAAAGAAGTTAGTTATACACAGCCGTATAAATACTTAATGTAAAGAGAAACGCAAAAATTAAAACCTAAATTATCCAAAGGAAATAAGACACTAGAGACCAACATACGAATCTACTATATCCCAAGTAACTCTAAGTAGCTCAGCACACTGATCACTATCGACGTTAGAAATATTACCATGACGCAATTCTTTCGCAAGCTCCGAAATCCACACTATCTGCTCCCTACTAAACCCGCCCCCTTCTCTAAATTTAGCCCATTTCTCACTTTCATTTTTAGTGGTTATATCATTTATTAAACAATAGTGATGCCTTAAGCTTTCTATCGCTCTATAACAATAGAATGGAGTATCTTCACGATATCGCATTGCCGACATCAGATCGGCCAAGCACCTATGGATGAGCACTCCATGTTCACCTACTTGTAGATCTCGAATTTTTGCCAAATCAGCTTCGATATTCCCCTGTCCGCGTCGACCATAAATAACTTGATTCTCAACCCCATAAACATAATCGACCCCGGTATTCCTGTTGATCACCCTTGTAATTTGAAAGTCATAAACACAGCCGACAAGGTACGAAATCGCCGACAACTGATCTATAACCAAGTAATTTACAAGGTGTTTCAAGTCTAACGTTTGAATTTCACTATCAGAGTTCAACCAAATGGCTACCTGATTGCAGAGTATCGTAACGTCTGCCGAACAAATTCCCCCGCTCGCCAAGTGCGTACCTTTGACTGACCATTTCAGATCAAAGCTTGCTCGCTCAGGCAATACAATCCCTTGAATAAAATAGTTTTCCATACAAGAGCCTTTATTTTTTAAACAGTAACTCTCTCACATAGGATTGGCATGCGGCCAGTGCAATCAATCCCCTGTCACCGATGTCGGTGATGGCGATAATTCGTTGAGCATGCGCTGGGTCAAGGTTGGCTCGTACGGCTGCATGATCCAAGCCGCCGGCGCCGGAGGTGGCAGGCACTGAACAGCCACCGGCTGAACCCGAGTCGAGTAGGACTGACAGCCGCAGATCAGAAGTGGCAAGGCGATCGCGCAGGCGATCTTGGTTCTTTTGGGCATCAGTCATTTTCTCGAAGTGTGTTTGCTCGCTGGTCGCCAGCCTCTGCTCGAGCGCTCGGCGCTTATCCTGCTCGGCCTGCTGTGCTGTAGCGGCAGCTTGGGTGAGTTGGTTGAAGTCTTCAGCGTGCAACCGGGATTGTTCGGCTAACTGTTTGCCGTAGCGCCAGTCCTGAAGCTGCCAAGCGCCGCCGAAGCCGGCGAGCACCAGCGCCAGCACACAGATCAATCGCCATGGCACGGCCATCACGGAACATCCTTGAAGAAGACGTGCCCTCCCAGCTTCAGGGTTTGTTTTGCCTTCGCCGACCATGCCGGCGCTTTGATGCTGGTGGCGTAGTAATGCGTGGCACCGCCAGTTGGATCCTGCACCTTTCCGTCGATTACCTGGTCAGCAACGATCCGGCACTGCGCCAGTTCACGAAACGGAATCTGCTTCACACCGATCAGGAACTGATAATTCGGGTCGGTCTTGTTCCAGCAACTGAACTGATAGGGCTTCTGGCAGACGCCGGCGTAGCCTTCACCCCACCACGAGCTCTCCTTTCCATCGAACACGCGGTTGCGGATCGTCCAAGCCACGGCGATCTGGCCGGCTGTTCCTTCGCCGCGAGCCTCACCCCACAGCGTGCGGGCGAGGATGTCGCGGTCTCTCTCGGTTGCAGTCATCACTTTTCTCCAGGCAAAAAAATACCCGCTCGATGGCGGGCCGCGTAATGCAGGCTTGAATCACTTCGTCAAACTGCGCCGAACTCCTCTGGCGCGGCGACGATTACCGGGGTAGGAGGCTCAGCCGGCCAAACCGGTACGGCATACCAAGTCGGCTGCACAGTCACCTTGCCCAGCGCGAACTTGTACGTTTTCCACGCCTTCAGGTTGAGCACCAATGCAGCCTGTTCGGCTTCGTCCTCTGCGGTTGCCTCGCCGATATCGATGCCGAAACCGATCGTATCGATTCGGTCTTGAATGCGGCCGATCTGAGCGACGGCCTTCGCGTTTTTTAAGGAAAGTTCTGCTTTGGCGAAGGCCAACTGCTCCGCCTGCACGGCGGCGTCCTTCATGGCTTTGGTAATGAGTTTGGTCCAGTCGATACTCATGACTGCTCCTCGATGTTTTCCTGATCGTTGATGGCGGGCAGCGGTTGCGGAAAAGCAATTTCACCGTCTGGAACATCTTCAATAGGCACAGGAAAGGCCTGCTCAGGGCTGAAGTTTCGCGGGATAGGGAAAAGCAGCGTCAGGATCAGCTCGCCATCTTGCTTCTCGACATCGGCCGGAAACCATGGGGAGTTGATCGCCTCGGCCGGCAATGTATCGCCATCCCCCATGGGCGAGAAATCGAACAGTTCTCCGTTGATGATCAATGAATCGCCCGATTTTGTGGCGACAATTTCCTGATCGCTGCGTATTGGTGACAGATGAATTTTCATTAGAACCACCGACCGTAAGCTATGCGATGAAGCGTCAATGACAATGAGGAAACTTGCACCTGGCTGAAGGGGTAAACAGCAGACCAGAGCGAGCTTGTGCTGACCCCGGTAGTTGCCGCCCACACTTGGCCGGTACTTGGCTCAAAGTATTGATTGGTGGCCGGAACACCGACGAATGCAGCGGGATAGACCTGTGACGGTGCCGGGGAACCATTGAACACCGCGCCAGCGACCGCAAGGATGCTGGTAGATGCGTAAACGGTCGACGAGCGACAGATCATCGTGCCGTCTGCGAACTTTGTGAATGTGCCGTTGGCTGTCGTACCCGGCTCAATAATCGAGCCTGTTGGCACGCCTGAAGACTGGCTTACCGTGCCTACGATATCCGCGAGCGCCGCCTTTTTAAGGCCAAGGGCGGTGCGCGCATCCACCACCGTCGCGGCACCAGTTCCGCCCTGCGCGATCGATACGGTTTTGTTCGTTCCGGACAGGTCGGCTTTTGTTGCCTGGAGCTTGCCGAGCGCCAGAAGAATGCTGTCCGTCGAAGCAACCGCGCCTGGCGTTACCACATCGATCCCGCTCAGGGTAATCGCCCGAACACCTGAGGCGGTCATGTACTTGTTGGTCGACCCCTCGGGAAGGCCATCTGTGTTGGTCAGGTTGAGAGCCGCGCGAACCCCAGCAGTTGTTGGTGTTTGACCGAGAACAGCCAACACGCCACCGAACTGGTTGACGAGCGCCCGAAGAGCGTCGGCAGAATCTTTGACGTAGCCCTGCATCGGTGCCAGTGCATATGCGCCGCTCGCATTGGTTGCGCCTTGATAGATCGGTGCGATTGACAGAGCGGCATCGCTGGCAATGTTGGTTACCTCGTACCAGCCGCCGTCCGGGCCACGGAAAGCGTCGCCGACGCGGGCGTTAGCAATGAATGCCGTGCCCGAGCCAATCACCGCGTTGGAATTTTGGGTAACAGAGACCGTTCCCGCCTTGTACCAGGGCATGGCTGCATCCTATTGAGAGTATTTTTAGACGGCTTGCTTTGCGAAAACCGCAGGAAGGAAAAAATTGAAGGGGTTATTTGCCGCGACCGTGACGGCGTAAAGAGTTCCAGTTGAAAAGTCCCAGGTGCTGTACAGCTGCCGACTGATACCGCCGCCTGACGTCATGTTCATGCCGAAGGTGTTGATCAACATGAATTCGTTCTGCGGAAAATTGAAAGGGACCGAGTAATAGTTACGGTATAAACCCTGCTCCGTTAATTCCGATCGAATGTAGTTCCAGTTTTGGAAGCAGCGCGTGAAGCTGGCGTTCGGCGTGCCGGAGTCAAACAGCATCATCCTGGCGCCATCCCACAGGCGCATTCCATATTGAGCAACGGCTTGAGCTGCGAACGCAGCAACGAAGTAACGGCCGTTCGGCTGAGCGGTTGCCGTACTGTACGCACGGACGTAGAACCCAACCCAGTTACCAGCCGACCCGATCAGGCGCATCAAGCAAAGACCAGCAATACCCGCAACGGTGTCTGGTCGGACAAACACTAGAGGTGGCTCTTGTGAGGTCACCGGTCTATCAAAATAGGTGGTTGATCCCATGCCACCTTCTTCTGTTGGTGCATACCGGCCGCTGGATATAACCATCAACCGCGCGAACTCTGAGTCGATGGTGACGACGTTGCTATTGTTGGTGAACTGTAAACCGTAGTCCATCAGTTGAACCTCATGACGATCAGCCTCATCGTGCCCGTTGCGACGGTACTCGCTGCGTACCCCCGCGTGTGGTTGTAAACCCGGGCGATGTTGTCGACCAGTTCGGTTTCGAACTGCAACTGCTGGTCGGTGTAGGCGCCAATCGGAACAACGATTGCGGCGCCGTTCCCCGGCCCCACTCCCGGCACCGAGAAATCCTGATTCGATTTCCCGGCGCCGAAAGTCACCAGCGTCGACAGAACCACTCGGATGGTGAAGGAGTTCTCATCGATCTGAAGCACCCCATCGCCGCCCCATATCCGCATTCCGTCTGCCATTGATTACCCCAGATATCCGAGTCGGACACGCAACACGTTGTTGGCGTCGTAGACCGAGACGTTCAGTGAATTAATCACCAGACGACCTTGGCCGGGAACGATGCCGTTGATTTCAAGCGTGCCGTCTTTGTTCAGAATCCAGCCTTGCTGGCCAGCGATGTAGTTGATGGAGCTGATGTAGCTACCAATCTTGGCGTTGGTGATCGTGCCATCAGCGATGAACGCCGAGTTCATGAACACTTGGCCACCCTGAACCGCAAACGGCACCGAGATGGCGCCACCGGCGATGGTATTGACGATGGCGAATCGATCAGCTGCGACCAAAAACTGGCTTTGCAGGCCGGCGCCGGTATTTTCAATTCCAAGACCGATGCCGGCAGCGACGTATTGCCCGTTCGCCGTGACCTGCATCTTCACCGACCACATGGTGGTCAGCTTGCCGTTGGTATCGGCGAACGCCGTCGAGGTTTCCTGGATGGCAGCAGTGTTCTCGCCAACCTTCACGTTCACCTGGGTGATCGCCTGCGCAGTGGCTTCCTTGTCCGTCGCTACCGTCTTGCGCAGATCAGTGACATTGGCTTCGTTCTCCCCAACCTTGACGTCAAGCGTGGTGATCTTTTGCGCGCTTGCCAGATTTTCCGAGGCCCTGACCTTTTCTTCCGAAGCGATTGCGGCGGTGCTGGACCAGCCTTTCAGCGCATCCGCCAGTTCACCCTCCCCATCGTCCTCACGGAAAGAAGCTCGCAGCGCCTGAAACGCCGTTGCCTGCGCCGTGACCGCGCCGTCGAGTTCGATGATCTCGGCAGTGTTGGTAGCCACCTGCTGCGCCAGGCCATTTGCGGTTTCTACCGTCTGCCCGACGTCGAGCCAGTAAGCGGGATTCGGCGGCGGCGTATCGATTGGTACTGGACCAGTAGCTTGATAAATCCGCTTGCCGACGACCACAAGGTCGTATTCCTCGTAGATGTCGTCCGGGTTGTAAGTCTTTAGCCCGTCCAGTGCATCGATCTGCGCCTGAAGTCCGGGGATCTTGTCGATCTCGTCGAGGATGTCCTGCCCTAACTCGGTACGGCCGATCTCGCCCGCGATCATTTCCAGAATCGCGGCAGCGTCAGAGCTCGACTGCCCCTGTACACCGATGCCGATCGGATACCAAGGCCCGATGTTGCCGATCTTGTCTACGATCCGTCCCCAGAAGTAGAACGTCACGCCGGCGCGCAGCCCGAGCATGGAGAAATCACTCTGCGGGTAAGCCAGGTCGGTCAGCTTGGTCGCAGCTTCCAGCACGGTCGTCGGACCGTGCCAGATCTCCGTGCGCTGGCTGTCCTCTGCACCTGGTGGGAAACCCCACTTCAGATAGATGCCGAACAGCAGCGGCGTGGCTGTCAGATAGCTGAGTGCCGGTGGCAAGCCCTGCTTGCCTTTGAGGTTGGTCAGGATCGAGTTGCGCCAGATTGACGTGATGTCGAATGCGCTCACCGCGCGCACCCGGGCCACGTAGGCGCCGGCGTAGATCCCGACCACGTCGACGTTGGTCATACCGGTGCGCTGCAGCTTGATCCAGTTGCCGCTGTCCTTGCGCCATTCGATGTCATATCCGACAGCACCATCCACGGCGGGCCAACTGATGGTCATCGTGGCCACGGCTAATCCTTGTACGACGGCCGAAGTTGAAACAACCGTGACACTCGCCGGCGCCGGAACGACGGTGATCGGAATCACGCTGATCGGGCGTTCCTCAAGCCGAGCGCCGGTATCGATGTAGGCGAACTTGCTTGGCTCGTACTGCAGCGCGCTGATTTCGAAGTCGCCTTCGGTGGTGCGCCTGGTACGCAGCACGCGGTACAGCGGGATCGCCAGGTCATCGGCGTCGAGTGCCCACTGCAACTGCGCGATCGGCGGCTCGCTGTAGTTCGTGGTGACGGTAACGGCGCGGCCATTGACGCTTTGCACAGTGCGGCCTTCGGCGCGACCGCCCGGCAAGTTGATGATCAACCGGTCGCCGGCCTTGGCCTGCGTATCACGGTCGAGCGTCACCACACGGCCAGAGGCGACTGAGATGCGCCCGCCTACCTCACGCCCCGCCACCAGCGAATCCGCCACCGGAATGATGTGCCCGGGCAGCGGGATCACACCTTCCATCCCAGTCTTAAACGACACGGTGCGATCTTGGTTGTTGCTCAAGATCGCCCACTTACCGCGCCGCTGCGCTTCAGATGCGCGTGTGCAGCCAATGGCGCTCAGCTCGGTCGGGCGATCACCGTAACGGCGTTGCAGTTCGAGGTCGGCGAACGGAATGACGTCAGTGTCGTAGTTGTTCGCCGGGTTGTCGTAGCTGACCAGCGCCCGGGTGTACCGCGTTTTTGCCGAAGCGCTGCCGTAGGAGAACTTGCCGTCGATGACGTTGGCCCGAGTGAAGACGAAGTCGAAGTCCTGCGCGCGCGGCATGTCGGCCTGCATCACAAGCTGGCCCTGAGCCCAATAGGTCATGCCACGGTAAATGCCGGCGATATCGCGCAGCAGTGACCAGGCATCGGCCTTGCCCTGCAGGTTCATGTCACAAAGAAAGCGAGGCTCGACGCCGCCGAGTCCATTCGGCACCAACTGATCGCAATACTGGGCGATCCGGTAAAGCTCCCACTTGTCGACCATGAACGGCTTGATACGCTTGCCCAAGCCGAACATATCGTTGGTGCACACGCCGTAGGTGATCCACGCCGGGTTATTGGTCCAGGCCAACTTCATCGAGCCGTCCCACGTCCCAGTATAAGTGCGCAAGATCGGATCGTAGTTGCTCGGCACCATCCAGCGGCGCGCTTTGCACTTCACGGTCACGGCCGGAATGTTGGTGAACTGCTCGGCGTCGAATTCGATGTAGAGCAGCGCGGTGTTCGGGTAGCGCAGCTTGGCGTCGATCACTTCGGTGTAACCGGCGATCAGCATGGTGTCGGCGATCTTGTTGCTGTTCTGGTTCGGCGTCAGGCGGCGCACGCGGATCTGCCAGCCGGTTGTGGCGTCCGGCAGATCGATGCGGCGCGAGCGCTCGTAACGCGTGGTGGTCTTACCATCAACGGCGTCCACCAGCACCTGCTGATAGGCGCCCCCATCGGTGGCTACGTCGATGGCGTATTCGATGCGATAGCCACCGACGTTGCCTTCATCGTCGGCACGCTGCAGGGCCGGCCACGCCAGGCGCATGCGCACGGCCGAAAGCTGGGTATTGGTAATGGAGCGCACCCACGCCGCATCGCTGCGCAGCTCGATATTCAGCGACGTCTCGTTCTCCACCGAGGGAATGCCTGGGATGTACGCCTGATCCACCGAGCCCGGCCGCCAGTCCCACCTCACACCCGGGAAGTTGTAGTTGCCGCTGGCATCGCGGATCGGCGTGTTGTCCAGATAGATGTCGTACTCGGTCGGTACCGCGTCGAACTCGCCCTCGCCCACCGCGATGAGCAACTTTGCCAAGTTGGTCGAGCGCAGGCTATCGCTAGCTTCGACTGGCGACTTCGGCTTGCTGCTGCCGCCTTTCTCGCCGTGGATCTCGATCTGTTCTGCTGCGCCCATGCTTTCCTCCAGGCATAAAAAAACCGCCTCTTGGGCGGCCTAATGGCATTTCTGTAAAAGTCGTGATGATAGAATTCGCATGCTGAGCCCTCCTACGATGAGGCGCTCGACTCAGTCATCAAGGAAATAAGTGCTGATGAAAAAAGCTCCAACTTGGCTACGAACAACCCTTTCGCTTCCGGTGTACGCAATTTCAGCCGTGTTGTGGATTTTCACTGCATACACAATCATCACCTCTTCGGTAAAAATGCTCTCCAGATATGTAACGCCCCAACAGATTGGTCAGGGATTGGCCGAATTGCTTTTCGCTCTAGTGTTTGCCGCAGTTGGTAGCGGACTATGGATGCTTGCTAGATACATTCGGACGTCAAACTTTAAGAAGCAACCGCGGCTTTCCGCCTCCACCCAGTCATAAACTTTTTACACTTTGTCCTCCGCCAGGATCGAGGCCGAGATGATCATCCCGCCCCACCGGCGCTCTCCGATGCAGATCGGTACCGGGTTGCCGCTAGCCGTGGTGTTCTTGGCGCTGCCGAAGGCGTACGACGGCGCGTTTTCAGGGGATGCGCTTTGCTTTAGGCCCGAAGCTTGGGGGCTGAGCATTTGGATCACGCCGCCGGCAGTCATTGCCAGACCGGCCGAGAACAAAGATGGACCAGCGCCACCAGCAAAAAATGATGCGGCAATCAGCACGACGCCGATGATTGTTTGAAGTACTCCAGCGCGCTTGCTTCCTGAAATCACTGGAACAATTCGTATTTCCTGAGCGCCCCCGAGTGCAAAATCTTTTTCGCCCACATTTTTCCGATTTCGGAAAATCGCGAATCGCATACCGCGCCGGTCCAGATCCTTGATCGCCCCTTCAAACCCGTCGATTGTGCATTTCAATGCTTGGAACGCTTCGCCAACCGATTTACTGCCAAGCTCTCGGTAATGCACGCGTCCGAATAGCCGTGCCAGCGGGCCAGATAGGAGGATAGTGGTCAATGATGGTTTAGAAATTGCTGCGGCCGCCATAGGTTGTCTCCTGACGAAAAAAAACCGCCAATTGGCGGTTTTGATAAATTGCTCGGTTTACAGGCATTCGCGAACTGCTGCCTCAAGTGCCGCGCGGCCCCACATTTTTGACCACGGCATCCGCTGATACAGTGCGACTTTGCTGCCCGCTCCAGCGCTGGAAATTTCAAGCACCTCATCGGTCATCATGTCGGTCGCAACAACCAGCCGATAACCGTTCTCGGTCTCCGACATGGTCGAAGTCGAGCGCTGCTCCTGCCACTTCGGGAAAACGCACAGAGCGTACTTCTTGGCTGATTTATTGGTGGATGTGCTGATGGTCGGATCGTTCTTCTTCACATCTCCGGGCGACGAGCACCCCGCCAACAGCGCTACCGCCAGCGCTCCTACGATCAGTTTCATGCAGGTCACTCCTGTGGCAAATGCCCCACGATATCACTGGGGCGGGCAGAAATTAAAAGCCTGGAACGGAGCCGGCTACAGCGAATCAGCCTGACACTTTCAGCGTCAGCACATCCATCAAATTTTGCTTGATTGCCTCGACGACATTTGAGAATTGGCCGTCCACAACATCTTTCGATGTGTTGTATACGGTTTCGTGATCTGCGCCAGCAAGCGTGACAGCAATGACTTCATCATTACTGAACAAAGTCACGCGCTGGAAATAAAACGCCTTCGATACATCCCTCGAGCTTTCTTCCAAAGCAATGCGTATCGCGAAGCTATAACGAAGATCTTCTCCCTGGAACTCCATCGGATGAACACGCTTGAACTCACCGTTTTCGATTGATCCGATATCGACATAGTGGACGAGCTTGCCAGTCTCGTCCGTCCAGGATTCCGAAGGCAACTCTAACGATACCTGCAGATCTTTCAGCAGCTGGTACGCCGCCTTCCGCAAGTGCTCCCAATACTCGTCCTGCTCGCGCCGGAACTCGATGAATCGTTGGGTGATATCGCTGTATTTCAACATCGGGACATTCCTTCGCTCGAGTGGAGCCAGCATTCTAGCATCACTCTCCCGCCCGCCTGTACGAATCCCCAGTAACGCCCCTCCCCCCCTGGATAGTAGCCTCTTGCCGCCCCCCCGAATTAGGACAAGGTATGTTCGAATTAAAGGAAATCAGTACTCAACAAGAAATCGACAGCGCCGTGCTTCAAGATCGCTACCACAAAGGCTCAAGTCCGAAGACTCACGACTTCATTGCGCTTTCGGGTGACGCAGAAGCAGGGCTCCTAATCTACGAAGATTGGGGAAATCCCGAAGGCACCATCTACGAGATCTTCGTACTGAGTAATTTCAGAAGCCGGGGTATCGGGAATTGGCTCTTGTCACAAGCCGAGGGTATTGCGGCGGAACTTGGTAATACGAAGATCAAATTAGATGCTAGATCTCTTGATTGGAGCGAACGAACTCACGAAGAATTAGCCTGCTGGTACGAGAGCAAAGGATATGTTCGCGTAAATACTGATGTCGGTACTTTAGAGAAGATACTTTGACGCAGACCCTCCATCCGCTTGGAGAAAAATGTGCCCGAAGCAGCCCTCACCTTCAAATGCCTTGGTCACACCAAACGGGATGACGGTTTGATTGGACGTTACAACCTGCAAGTCACCGATACCCGGAGCGGCAAGACGGCGACAATTTCCGTCGAGCCCAAGCACTTGGCCTCAGCTCGAAGCATGAAAACAATCCTGCTTGACCGATGCATGGTTTACTCGGTTACTCAGAAAGCGCATGACCAGATGCTTCTCGAGATGTTTGCCCAAGCAAATGACCGAGCTGAGATCGAAGACTCTCGCTGAGCTGAAGGGATGCTCATCACAGGTCACGGCTGTGGGAAAGAATGCAAGCGGGGCGTATGGAAATGAAAAAGCCCGGTGCTGGGCCGGGCATTGGTTTCAACGGAACTAAGTGGACGGATCAGTTGTGAAAGATGGCCCAGAGTGCGCCCGCAACTATCACTAGCGTCAGCAGATAAGAGCCTACCCCCGGCTTCGCTACTGGCGCCGCGCGGGAGCTTTTTTGCGCCTTTCCACTGCCGTACAGCTTTGATGTAGAGATCCCAGTACCCGGGATGCTATTCGTGACCTTCGTTCCTCGCTTACTCAGATTCACTGTGGTGCCTTTTCCGCCGACAGATGTACTCAAGCCGCTTTTGCTGACGTTCAGGCGGATGCCTGGTGCAATTTTAAAGCTTTTCCGGATTCGAAAGGCCATGACTCAGCTCCCTGAGAAAGCGAATGGCCATCTTAAACCGATTTGGATTCCCGCCAAGCTGTGCACCCATCCAGCGTGGACGAAAGCCCAGTAACGGGATTGGATCCGGTCGTAGTAGCGTTGTGACTTCACAATAAAAGTGAGCACGCCATGCCATTTCTAACCAAGGAAACTGCTAAGTTTTTCGTAGAGGAAAGCTCGAGCCCTACATTGCTGGGCGGTGACCCATGGGGCACGACCTATGCGATTGGGGATCAAGTGCCGGTATCAGGAATTTACCGCTGCACTGGCTGTGGTGATGAGATCACCTCGAACAAGGGCCAGCCCTTCCCGCCTCAAAATAGCCACCAACACAACTCCGTCACAAGTGTTGCTTGGAAGCTCGTTGCTCGGACGAAGACGAAGTAAAAAAACCCAGTCCTTTGCCTGCAAGCCCAAGGACTGGGATTGCGCCAATCTCGGCGCCTTAATGACCTGGAGGTCAAAAATGAGTGATGTGCCAGCCGGCTTCGACAGAAAAGACGCAATGATTCTAGGACTGATCAAAGCAGTTCAGGCCCTGACAGCAGTGACTTACCACACCTCAGCGAAGAGAGATGCCTTGGAAAACCAGCTCAAAACATGTCTGGATTCGCAAAGCACGGGACTACAGGGCGATTTGCTGAAAAGCTATAAAGCCCCGATCGAAGGCATGCTCACAGTTATCGAAGAAATAAAGGCTGCGCAATCGAAGGCGTAAGCTTCGTATCGGCAATTTGGGTTTTAAACCAAGCTAGAATGTCGCGCGAACATGGCTCACAAAATCCGTTGTTCCGCGCGACTTCTTCAGACTTCTTACCTGATGAATTTTTCATATTTCCTCCAGCGGCTCGCCGCATCATGTCGTTGATTTTGCGTCTTTGTGCCTGAGGATCAGGCGTGTCCGATCCAGCCACGGCCCACCGAAGACGATGACCCCTGACGGCCTTCCGTACAGGTGGTGCAGTAGGAACGGCCCGGGGCCGAACGTCGCAGCAACCTCACCCGGCAACGCTGGATCGGCGCCGAGGAATATCCCGGCGTGGTTCGGGTATACCGTGCGCCCCACTTCCATCACGATCATGTCGCCGCGCTGCGGCTGGTCGACGCGGCAGAAGCCGGCTGCCTCGTAGTTCGCTTCGTAGAGGCTGGTGTTGTCCTTGCTCTCCCACCAGCCATCGGCGCGCTTGAAGGCCTCGAACTCCAGACCCCACTCGCGCTTGTACCAGTCGGCGCAGACCTGCCAGCAGTCCCAAGCACCGTGCACGAATGGCCGTTTCAATAGCGGAACGTCGCCGGTCGGCACGATGGTGCGCAGATCGCCTTCCGGCCAGCTGAGTATGTGCCACGGCAGTGAGGTAGCCTCACACATGGCCAGATCGCGTGGTGAGGGTCGGCTGGTTGCGTCCGGATGTGAATGAACTACGCCGATTACTTCACCGATGTCTTCAGCTTTAGCGTATTCCTCCGGATCAATTCGGAACTCTTCGTTCGGTTCGGTCGAGATATTGATACAGGGGAAGTACTGTTGCTTGCGACCGATCGCCACCAGAAGCCCGCAGCACTCTTTCGGGTGCTCGGCGGTCGCGTGCGCCTGGATCGCGTTCAAAATGTGTTTGCGCATGTCAGCTCCGTGCGATCAGCGAAACGGCCGGGAAGCCACCGAAAGGCAGCGGGTTGCCCTCGCCGAAGCGCGGGATGCAGCCTTTACCGAGCGTGGCATCGCATTCGTCCAGTTCGGGGTTGTCGGTGACGATGCCGTCCTTGGTCACGTATGGCCCGGTGTAGCCGCAAGTCGGTCCGCGATAACCGCCGGTGAGACACCAATGGCAAAGGGTTGTGGCCTGCCTCCCGATTGATTCATTACCCACATCGCCGGGGCTGGCCAACTCCCAGCTAACAGTCTCCCCGTCCTCGTTCATTTTCTGGTCGATGTACCAGACCTCGATCGTCTCTTGGGTCGGGTCGGCTGTCGGGTTTCCAGTCGGGAAGTTCGCCGCGTCGAGGTAAGTGCCGAGCGTGTGACGCATCGTCAGCTTGAACTCGAGCAGATCCTCGAACGCCAGACAGAGCGCAGTGATGCGCCCGTTGACGTTGCCAACCGAGAGCGTAGGGCGAACGGCAGTACCGTCGCCGTTCGCCTCGATTCCTTCGATCTGCATCGGCCAGGCGCTGTATTCGTTGCCCTGCCAGTAGATCGCCTTCGACGGCAGCTGGTCAGCATTGTCGCCCGCGGCGATCAACTCGGCCGCCGTGTGCGGTATCGCGTGCCCGTGGAAGCGCAGCACGTCCGCGCCGTAGTCCGTGCCGTCCAATTCAAAGAGCAGCACTTCGCTGCCAGGTTCAAGCACCTGGATGTCACTGATCAGCGGCATGATTGCCCCTTATGGTTGGAATGCCCGCTCGAACGTGGCGGTGAGTTTGAAGACGCCGCCGCCCATTGGTGTAGGAGCGGGATTTTTGCAAGTGAACAGCCCGAGTTCGCCGAGCGGGGTCGTCCAGAGAAATGCCTTTGATCCGGCGTGACGGTCGAGGAACGCCATGATCTCCAGCACCCTGGACTTCTGACCGGCGTAGGTGATGGGATAGGAGTCCTCTTTGTTGTTCGGGCCGTCACCGACGTTCTGCGCGTAGCCATTGCCGAACTTCGAGGTGCGCACCCGATAATTGATATCGGGCGTTTCCCCCCGCTCGGTTGGCCAGGTGAATTTCTCTATGGCCATCAGGCCCTCCCATTTGCATTTCGAAAGCTGGTACCGCCCGCGCGCCAAGAGTCGGCGACGGCTCTTTCGGCCACCGCCTGCATCTGCGACTGTAGGTTTCTCGACAGGGCTTGCTGATCGATCTGCATGCCTTCGGAGCTGCGATCCTCGGTCACTACCGTGACCGGTGCATTGATGCTGATCGCAGTGCCCGAGCCTCCACCGGCAGCGATAACACCCAGCTTGCCGCTGGAAGTCCGGGTCAGCGGCATGATCGCCTCCGGCCCCGCCTCACCCATGACGCCCGCCCGGCCGCCGGCCATGCCGAACGCGGTCGGCGCGCTGACGATGCTGTTGGTGAAGGCGCCGCCGTTGGCGAACATTTGCACGCCCGACGACCAGGCACCACCGAGCGCCTGCGGGAAGTAACTGCTGGAATAACCCGCCGAAGACGCGCCGAGATTCGACGACGTTGCACCCGCTGATCCAGCCGCCAGCCCATTACCGCCACCACCGCCAGTGAAGTAGCTGGTGGCAGCGCCGACTAGACTGCTCAGCAATGCCGAACTGGCCTGACGGGTCGCGATCCGCGCCATGTCCGCGAGAATCGACTTGGTGAAGTCGGCGAACGATAGCTTCCCGGTCATGGCGAAGTTGACGACCGCGTCTTCCATCGAGCTGAAGGCATTGCCGAACAAGGTTTTCGTCTGGCCGGCAATGTTGCTCGCCGAATCCAAGTAGTTAGCCCAGGCCGATGTTGCGCCCTTCGTCCAATCACCCTGTGCCGCCTCCACGTCCGCGTAGTTCTGCCGGATTTGGTCGGTGGCCGCCTTGTTCGCATCGGCGAGAGCCTGCGACTTGCGAGCGAACTCCTCCTCCGACATATTCCGCGATGGGTCGGACTTCTGATTTGCCAGTTCCAGCGACTGCTGCGCAAACCGATCCTGCTGACTGTTCAGCTCGCCATTGAGAGCGTTCTGCCGGTCACCCTGACCAACGCCCAGCACTGCACGCTGGCCGGCAAGTTCAAGGGCTCGCTGCTGCTGACCTAATGCCTGAACGTACGACGTAATCGCCCGCTCCTGCTTGGCAATGCGTCCGGTTTCGTTGGTGGCTAACACTTCAAGCTGGCTGTCCGCGTCCTTCTGCGCCTTGACCATGCCCGCGCGTGCGTCGGCGATCTTCTGGTCCAGCTGGATGCTCTGCGCGGCAGAGGTGGTCTTCTTCGCCTTCGCGACTTCCAGCGCGGCAATCTCCGCATCGTAAGCCGCAGTCACTTCATCTCGCTCGTTGCCGATCAGCGCTTCGCGCTTCAGGGCGTAGTCGGCCTGAGAAACGAGCCCAGCCTTCTGCGCCGCATCCAGTTCCTTCTGGGCGTTTTTGTATTCCTCGCTGATTGCAGCCAGATTGTTTTTGGCACTGTTGAAGCTGGTCAGATCTACCTGCGAACCGGCTGCCTTCGAATCCTTGAACTGGTCGTTGATGTTCGCCAGGTTCTTGTCGATGGCGGCCTGATTCAGTCGCGGGTCGTTGGGGACGACCTTGCGGATGTCTTCGAGCTGACGCTTGTATTCCTTGACCGCCTCGGTGCGCTTCTGCTCGTTCGTCCACGCTGACTTGGTGAGTGCGTCGACCTTCGCCATTGAAGAGACGGCATCACCTTGAGCTTTCGCCTGCTCTCCTTGCCATTTGGCAATGTCTGCTTCTGCGGCCTTCTGGTCCTCAAGCATATTCAGACGATTCTGGTAGAGATCGATCATCTCCTGCTTGTTTTGGAATAGGCCGATATCGCCAGCTTGAGCGCCCGCCAAGTCACGACGAGCTTGCTCGATATCCGTGCCGATATCGCTACGCCCAATGTTCTTCAGACCATCAGCGGCGCGAGCCACCGCGTTGTAGCCCTTCTCCCAGAAACTCAGGTTCTCGAGAATTCGCGGCGTGCGCTCGTTGATAGCATCAGCGAACGATTCGGTAGCCAGCTTCACAGCGCCCGCATGGTCGCCTTGTTTTTCCAGCGCGGTGATTTGCGAGTAAACCGATGCGGTTAGGTAGTGGTACTGCTCGTTGAGCGCGGCAGACGCCTTGACCGGGTCGTCGGCGAGCTTGGCGAACTCCGCTACTGTCTCGCTTACGGCCTTGCCGGTTGCTTCCTGCATCGAGACAGCGGCTTGAGTGATGCCGGTAAAGCTCTCGCCAGCAATCTTCCCGTTACCCGCCAGCAGCGCTAAAACCTCTGCCGCTTGCCCGGTGGTGCCGACCGTAGCGCTGACCTGACGGGCCATTTCACCCAGTTGCCCAGCACTCACACCGGCGTAGTTGCCGGTCAGGATGAGCGATTTGTTGTAGTTGTCCTGCTCTTCGCTGCCCTTGTAGAAGGCGTAGGCCAACACGCCAACCGCCGCAGTGGCTAGCGCAAGCGGCGCCAGCATCGCGAGTAAGCCGGCGGCGCCCTCGCCGGCACCGGCACCCAATTGCGCAACCGCACGTACGCCACTTCCCCAGTCTCCCGAGGACAGCGCATTCCCCAGCTGAACGACGTTTTCCTGTGCCTGGCGAGTGCCGAGGCGCAACTTGTCGAAGCCGGTGGAGGTTTTGTTGAGCTTGTCGTAATCCTTGTCGATCTTGCTGAGGGCGGTGTTGTACTCGTCCTGGCTGATCCGGCCGGCATCCAGATGTTTGCCCAGTTGCTCGACCTGAGTATCGAGTTTCGCCAGCGCGGCACGGGCCGGGTCAATGGCGCCCAGCAGGCTATTCAATGCCTTCTGTTCATCCATGGCCGACTTGGCCAGCGCCACCTGCTGCTTGTCGAGCTGCGCCGAGATCTTCGCGGCCTCAGCCTCGCCATAGGCACCGGTCTTGGTCAGTTTCGCCAACGCATCGCGCTGTCGGGCAAGGTCCTGCGTGGTCTTGGCGCTGGTAGAAAGCGACTTCTCCAGCGCCTGCATTTCGTTCATCAGCGAAACGGCGGACTGCTCGGCCCGGCCGCCGGCCTTCGCCATTTCATCCAGGCTCGTTTTGGCCTCGATTGCATCGGCCG